TGCGTATATTGTGCAAATATATTTCGAGTTTGGTGTCATTCGTAAAATAAAATCATTGGTATCATAGGCAAATTCACCGGAATTATAATCTCCGTAACGTGTTCCAGAAATAAGCTTTTGAAAGGATGATTTTTCTTGTGATCCCTTATCATAATCATCACCACAGTTTTGAATCAGTATCTGTTCTTTCATCATAGACCCTTTAAAGGTGTTGAACTCTTTGGCCGGATTTACACTTATATTAAAATAATTAAAATACGGGTTGGATATACTTGTTTTATTGGCCAGTAAATATACGTGGCCTTCCCTTTGCCTGAAAATGGAATCAATCGCATTTAAAAATAATTCTACCTCATTTGGTATATATAAATTATATCCGCCTTTTTCCGGTAAAAATTCATCAAAAATAATGGTGTCCACGTTTACGAAAGATGAAGATTTTAATGTTTTATATCGTGATAGTGGCATAGCATAGCCACAAATTTCTCATTTATATAAACTTATTGTACTTTTTTCCACCTTTTACACTTAATTCATCTTCTGGAAATTCATGTGCAATGTCGTTAAAAACGTGTCAATGGTGCTCATGTCGGTCGTATGTCGTTTAAAATAGAAAAACTGTTTTCCCGTCTTTTTATAGTGTTTGATACTGTCTACTTTAAAACCATACGTTTTACCAATTCCACGTCCGCCTACGATGAAATTGATAAATTTATTGTATGATTTCACGCGAGACGGAACGTAGAAATGAAAACGTTTTTCAGACATCAAGCGACTTCAATCAATGGCGGACAGTTTACCCAAATCCCATTTATCATGCAACGATTCGTTGGAATATCCACTTTTTCAACACGTGAACGTGTCAAATACACACGTGCATTTGTGTTCATCAACACATTATCGAGGGCACCATCTGAATGATCATATTCTTCAACCAATGAGATTGGATACCAACCGCCAAGCTCTGCCAGATAGCAACACAAGGCACCTTCTTTTACCTGCAATCCCTGATCACCTATCTTCATAGGAATGGAAGTGACATAACTTCCTTCATGGAGTATCTGATCAATCAATTCATTGACTGGTAAAATCTGATTACCGCTGTTATCCACGTTTTTCAGTCTGAACGCATAATAGAATGTAGCTGAATAGGGTAGTTTTGCCAGGTTGAACGCGCCATTTCTTCCGCCCTGGTTCTGGCCTAAAAACCAGCCATATCCGTCCCCATTGTCATGGTCGAAAATCGCCACATGGCTGTAGGGTGTCCAGTTTGGCGTTTCCTTGAAAAAACACAAGTCACCCGGCTGCATCGTAAATATCGCATTGAAATACTTTAAAAGATTGTTTGAATTGCGATTGTTGTAGATATCTTTTACATATCCACTGACGGTACAATGATCGAAAGGAATACCATTTTCAATACAATATTTTGCATAGCCGTCCCAGCATTGCCCGCCATATGCATGATCTATATCATACACGTTTCCTATTACCATATTTTTAAACTGTTCATATTTCATTTTCTCACCTTCTTTTAGTAAATATTATAGAATAAACCATAGTCTAGCATTTCATCATATAAATTGGTTTCAAGCGTGATGATCGCATCTCTTGAGCCCTGTAACACTTCGGCTAATGTCTGCACGCCGATGTTTCCCTCACGATGGAATTTATAGTTTTCATTTGAATCGCTTTCGCTCTTGCTGCCAGGCTCACTGATCTGTTGAACGATACTGTCCACGTAGTTTGTTCCTTCCAAGTCTAAACGACCTTGCGGAGTGGTACTTGTCAAATTCGTTGCTTTGTCTTTTCCAGAACTGGAAGAACTTCCTGTATTTTGTCTTGTATATTCTTCATCATAGCTCGTGTTAAACGTTGGGTTTTCCTGATCCTGAAAAGGTATGGTTTTAAATAAACTGAAATAACGTGGCATATTAATGATCATCCAGTGTTTTAGCTCTCTATGCCAGTAGGCGTATGTTTCTTGTCCAATTTCATCAAAGAAGAAATTATTTAAAATCCCTGTTTCCAGATCTTTTTTTGATACATACCCTTTTTCATTGATCATATCTTCTGTATAGAATTGGTAGTCAAAATCAAAAATTTTCGGCCTTGCCAACTCAAGGATTTCATCATCCGTTAATGTATACCCACTTTCGATGATCTCTTTATGACACAGTGTATAGCATACACCTTGAATGGTCTCTGTGTATTTTGCGCCCGTCACAGGCACAAGGCACGGTTTAAATGGTTTATACATTTTCATCACCTTCTTCCAGACTTGCCATTTCTTCTAAACTCATGTCGTTTACTTCCATCATGTCCAGCATGTCATTGTACGCTCGAAAGCTTACTTTTACATTCGTACCAAATTTTTGATTGAATGCATCGACCGCTTTCTGTCGTTCTGCCAGCCAAATATTTCTGGAAGCGATGATCTGTGTATTGTTGGCATAGACTTCAGCACTTTGCACGCGCTCTCTCTTGTCTTGGTTGGCGTTGTCAATGCCTAAAAATGTCATGCACTCTCTTAGAATGGTCTGCTTGACATCGTTTACATCCATGGCTACAAATGGCGCCTGTGTCGGCAACACTTGCAACATGCTCATGAGATCCAGGTTCTTGGCGGTAAAGATCGCACGTACACCAGCGCGTACCTTTTTCATAAAATTATTGAATTGATTTAACATGCGTTTATCCCCTTGGATGATGTACGGTGTCCATTGTGCATCCAGATTGACATTGATTGTCTCGGATGCCAGTGCCAGCTGTTTGGCATAATATTGCAACTGCGGTAACAATGGCGCATATAAAGGGGAATTTTTAAACAAGATCACATCTTCGGCGTTATAGACACCGGTCAATTCACCTGTTGGATCCACGCCACGATAGGCGGTCGGCATGTAATAATGATTGAGCTTTCCACCTATCGTACATTCTAAGGCGGTCGGACCAAAACGTTCATCATCAATAGTGATGCATAACCCTCTTGTCTGCATGATAAATTCCAAATAAAACGTGTCTACGCTTTTTGGCATGTCTGAATATTCAAACATGTTTAATGAAATATTGAAAAGATAACTAAGGTATAGTTGTTCAAGGCTTGTCTTTTCATCGCTTATAAAATCTGTTGGTAACATTTAAATATCCCCCTTTCGGTTTCCAAATTTGTCATTATTGTGCGGGTCATTCAATGGTCGATTGTCTTTTGTATAATCACAAATATCTTTGGTATGCCATAATGTTACACCGTTATCCAGACAGCGTTTGATTTTTTCCAGGTCTTGCGGGTCGATATCCCCACCTTTTATATTCACTTTTACAGTCTGAATATAATTCCAGTATCGTCGAGTGTGCAAATTTGGCATCTTGGTTAGGTTTGTCGAATATCCACGAACATTAAATACTTGACTGGCTCTTTGGATATATTCATCCGTTGGTGTGTAGACAAATAATATAGGTGTCTGCAATCCTAAGGAAATTACCCTATAAATATTGGATCCACCACTTACGATGCTGTCGGCTGTCGCGTTTGCATCGTGGATCTTGGCTTGATAACTTTCAATCGCATTTTGAATATTGGTTTCTGCCTGATATTTTGTTGTGGTATTTCTTAATGCATTCTGCACAGCGGTTATCTGACTGTTAGCATTATTTTGTAAACTTGCGTTGTTCATCGCATTGGCGTTCTGCGCTTGCATGGTCAAATTGTTGGCCTGCATCTGGGCGGATGTGTTTGAAACGTTGGCAAAACCACCAATCAAAGACCCAATCGCTCCACCAAGGTTTCCCGTTAAAACGTTTCCTGCAGCACTTCCTAGACTTCCGGCCAGACCAGACCACATACCAACATTGGCCACTTGATTTTGAATACCCGTCAGCTGGCTGTTTAACATATTGTTGTTCGCTGTCATTTGGGAACGCATGGAATTTTGAATACCGGTCTGCTGGCTCATTGCCTGCCCGGTTGCACTAGCAATGCGCATGCTTGTCTCATTGCTTCGTATTGTATTGGATACACCTACATTCATACTGTTCTTGCTTGTCTGCATCAATACCGCTGTATAGTCGGATACAATAGGCAATGCTAGCTCATAACCATCTTCAAACGCGTCGTTCATCCCATTTAGGGTATTGTTTGGATAAAGATCTTGTTTTTTAACCTTGTAATTTTCGGGTATATAGTCAACCTTGCTTGTGTCAATACTTCCTACGATCAGAAAACGTATATTTGTTAAATCATCAAATAGTTCATGCTGATACACTTTTGATGTACCGTTCATGTTCGATAAAACACTAAAACTAAATGGACTGAACATCAATTTTGTTTCTTCCAGGAAGTAAAGGTTTGCAAGAATGTTGAACGGGTTTGTATATTCTCTTTCAACGCTTCCACTTGTATCATTGTAGTATATATCATTCAAAGAAAGACTTGAAGGTCGTAAGAAAGTATAATCCCCTTCTTTTACAACACTATACCCTTGTTTGGCTACGATTCTTTTATACGTTCCGGCATATTCCGAACGTAACCCATATAATGCATTGGTTACGATGATACTTGAACACTTGTTGACAAAATTTTCATCACTGCGAATTAGATTATAGATCGTTTGGAAGGCGGTTAATCTGCTTTCCGTTCCATCTTTTAATACAGCAAAGCCATCTTGAATACCAGCACCGGTAGCCAAATCAAACGGAAAGATATAATGAAATAATTGTGTAGGTACACCGTGTTCCAGTGTTGCACTATCCGCCTGATTAAAATGCTGGCTCATCGTGATAACGATATAACTGATATCCGCCTGTGCACTTTCAATATTTGCATTTCTTCGACACACCAGATTATCCCCAATTTCAATGTTTTCCGGCTGTGTATTGATGCATGGTAGTATGGTTCCTTCATCATTGTAATACCATAACTCACGATGCTCATAGGCTACAAAACTTGGAAGGATATCCTTTTCGATCTCAAAACGCCATGTTTGGATAACATCCGTTTCAAATTGAATCGACGTGACATTATCAGACACATAGGCAATGGAAGTTATAAAGCAATAAATCCATTTTGCCCCGTTGCCCGTCTTTTTGTTACGATACATCATATAGTTATACGTTCTAAGATCATCAAATGCACCATCTACCAGAACAACACCATTGGCACGCTGGTATGTGTAATTATCATAGGTTATCTTTTGATTTTCAAAGTTATTCATGTAAAAATTATACTGTTCTTCCGGCGTGCTGAAACACCCCCAATATGTGTTGTTCATGGCATCACACTCAACACCTTTTAATAATATAATAGTCGTGTCGGGTGTAAATTGACTGTTTAATATTGGCATGCTCTCACCTCTTTCTTATATTTTATCATATCATTCATATTGTAGTAAATAATTGTAAATCACACGCGCTGTGTCACCACGTTCTGGCTGGTTCGGATCAAAAGGTCTTTCATAATTGGCTAAAAATTCAATGGCTAGATCGTATGGATCACGTGTTGATGTGCTGAACGCTCGAAAGCTCTCCGGGTATGCACTTGTCGCGATCCACTGTTGGTTATTTTCCATTTCCCACTGAATGCGATCACATTCACTCTGTCCAAATTTTGAAACATCCGGATAGACACCCTGTTCCTGTAACCAAGTTATGATCTTGGTATACGGTGTCCATTGCACCAGACCATACCCCCAAGAATCCGGCGGCTGGTGCCATGCATCGTCACCCTGCCAGCGGTTTGGATTGACTGTACTTTCATGCCATGCATTGCCTAAGATTCCAGAAACAGCGTTTAGGCTCCATCCCCTGGCTTTAAAATATGCCCAGAAAGCACGACAATTGTTATACGCTTCATCCTCTGTCAATGGTCTTGTATTGTTGATATGCCCCCGGTATGATCCATGTAATAGGTGTAGGTTCGGGTGGTATTGGTTTTTCATCCTGTATTTTAATAGGCAATAATTCAATACCAAAAGGATCTATTGGCAATAAAAACGTGTGATAGGTTGGTTCGGGTGTAGGTGGTTGGGTCCCATCGACAAACGTTGAAAAATTCAATCCTTGACTGTTTATGATCTGGGTATCGTTGATAAAAAAGATCGTTTCCGGACTGACACTGTCTTGCAAAGCATAGCACAAGTTTCCAAAAGCACAGGTAACGCCATAGCTAATTAGTTGTGCATTCGCAATTGGCGATTGATCCAAGTGGCAATGATCCCCGGTCACCATGCCGGCGGTTCCGGTTGATGTGATTCTTTCCCCTTGTTTAAAGCTGGTCTGTGCTGGCGGGTTATTGTTGTGTGTAAAAGAAAAACTCACATACCCCTTTACCCATCCCGTACCTAAAGGACTGGCATAATACACTTCATTGTCACTTGTATAGCCGCGTGTATTACCAACATTATCTCTATATACTTCATGACAGTCGCAAGGCGCATAACCCGCATAACTTAGCGTAGGCCCTACACAGTCTACCGGATTACCACAGCAATGGCTCAATGATCCTGGCCCAGACAGCTGTGTTATGTTCATCACTGGAAAAGGCCACAAGACAACTTGCGTTCCATCTTTTGCGTATAATGTCTGTCCTGGCTGCATTGTCTCACCTCTTTCTAATAAAAAGAGTTAGGAAAACATGTCCCCTAACTCTTTTAGTTTTTGTTCGCATACATCCGCGCGATCTTTCATTCCATGTGCATGAAAGATCTTGATGCATCGCATGTAAAATTCTTGATAAAATTCTTTTTCTAGTCCTTCGGGTAGTGAGTATGGAATATCTTCCGGTTTGTTCATGTTTTCTAAAACTTTAAATTTACACTTTTTCACGGAAATATATACCTAATAAAGCATCTGGATAATAATATAACACTTGAACTTGTCCAAACATAGAATTGGCAACTTCTTCACTAAGACCACCCCTATAACATTGGTATACTTTTTCATTGCCATTCTTTTTATAGAATTTACCATAAATATATGAATAGCCTTGTGTCATCACGTTATCAGGTAAAGTTATAACATCTTCTTCACTTCCAGTGCTTGGACTTCCTGTTAGATCATCAAAATTATCCGGATCGTTTTCAGGTCTTAATTCTGTTTTTAAAACGGTGTTTTTAGCTTTGAATAGTTTACCTATACTTTGTACCCTACTATCTTTTTCAATCGAAAAGCCTTCATTAAAGTCATCCCATGCATCATAACAGAATGGTATCAAACTAGCTTGTTCATCAGCTAAATTGTCAAGGTATGTTTTGGTTGAGCTTGCCTTTAGCATTTCTGTCAATTGATCGCTTTGTTTTTCTTTTTCTATTTTTAGCTCATCCGGATATAAAAACGGGTATAACTGTTTCTTTTCTTCTTCTTCGATGTGTGCAAATTGATGATTCACAATTTTATAGTTATAAATTGAATTTGGATCATTTATATAACTATCGTCTTGAATTTCAATTTTTTCAGCATCATCAAAAGGCCCATCACTAACAGTTAAAATTGCACCGCTTTCATCATATTTAACAAATAATATCATCCTGTCGTCACCCCTTCCAATGTGTAAATAATTTGCCCGTTGTGTTCAAGGGTTGCATTTCCATCCGTAATCAGAACAACTTTACCATCATAACCAAATTGATATCTTCCTTTATTTGGAACGGTTGTCCCAGTTACTGCATTGTAATTCAAATAAAAAAATGTTTTAGGCCTTAGAGACGTAGGAATAGCATCGTCAAATTCATTGATTGCATTGCTTGTCATTGCAGTGATATTATAGACTTTGCATAGTACAAGATTGTTATATTTGAAAAATTGGAAAGTTGCACCTTTGACAGTTGTTTTCTGCTGGTAAGCGAACATGATCTTATCATTCAAAACTCTTCCTTGATTTGCGGATAAAGGAATGTTTGTTTCTGTTCCTGTCAAAGTGTCTTTTACATCAGATGTCATTAAAAGACTAACATTCACGTTGTCTGATCGTTTTAAATAAACACGATCGTTTTTAGAGGCAATATATGTATAAATGTTTAAATCACCAATAGTCGTATTTTCATTCTGGATGATAATATCACGTGAATTATTACCTTTGATGTTACTTGTCAAACTTAATGATGCATTTAAATTAAGATCACCCGTCATCGTATCACCGGATTTACTAACTTTACCAGCAAGAGCGTCATCCATCTGTTTCTGTGTTAACATCAAATAATCATCATCCCCATTATGCCATACTGGCTGTTGGCTCGAATTGATGACTGTTTTTGCATCTGGATCACCAAACTGCACATAATTGCCGGATGCACCATCATTGGTATTGTGAATCAGATCAATATCATTTCCAGCCGGTGTTGTTCCCACAATTTTTGTATTTTCGGAAAATTTGATGTTTCCCGTCATCGTTCCGCCAGATTTATCCAGTTTCTGATTCCATAACGGATTTTGTGCGATCAGATCGTTTAACGTGCCATCTTCCAGCCACTGATTTAAAACTTTCTGTACTTCTTCGGATGCAATCTTTGAAATGTTTTCATTCACCACTTGTTGAAAATTGTTCCAATCATCTAAAAGGGCATCCATATTTTCATAGACAATAGCCACATACCCTTGTAAATAATTGATGCATTGATATAAGTTATATCCCTGATTGAATGCGGTTACGTTGTTTGACACCACATTTCCCACGTTTGGTAGTGGTTCAAATTTTGGAAGATCAGACATTTCCATCACTTCCTTTTAAGTCTAAAATGGTGTCAATTTTAGCGCTTAACTTTTCCATCACGATCGTATTGTTTTCAATCGTTGTTGTTAATTTTTCGACTTCTTCTCGATGCTGGTCGTTAATTTTGCTGATTTCCTCTTTGTGTTCATCGTTTAAATACTTGACATAATATCCCATTACGCCGCACATGACGATTGGAAAACCAACGGTTGAAATTAATTGCACGACTGCGTTTGCTGTTTCCATGTGATCACCTCTTTTTTTCTATTCTTATAATAAACAAAAAAGCCACTTTATGCAAGTGACTCTCTTGTTTTCCAATGGTTCATAACCGATTAGAAAGGACTCAAATATGTTAAAAAGGGTAAAAAGGAGGGTAAGTGTATCTATATGCCTGCTAGACCTTACACCCTTATTATAGAAAATAAAAAAGGCTTTTGCAAGCCCTTTTTTATTTACGCGACAACAACTACCTGAATTACAGTCTGAACACTTGTTTCTACTGTATCCTTGACAGTCACTGTTTTCAAACCAGGTGTTGCGCTGTCATTCGCTGTGATCGTAATTTCTGTTTTATCATCATTGATCGTAGCTGTCACATTTGGATCACTTGACGTTGCTGTTACATTAACCGATGCATCAATTCCCGTTTTCTGGATGCTCATTTTTACCTTTTTCGTTTCATTTTTCTTTAAGGTAATCGCATCCGGATTGACTGTGATGCCTGACACCTTGTTTTCAGCGCTGCCGCTTACAAAAGCGATCGCATTGGCAAATCTTGACGTTGCAATACCTTCCCAATGGTGTAGCCAGTAATTCCAGTATAATCCTTCCCCGTTGTACTGTGTGTTGACATTGTATTTCTGATCAAATACGCGGTAGATCTCACGATCGACTAACAAGGCCTCTACTTTTCCGTTGTCGGTTTCTGGAAGTGTAGGAATCACCAACACGTGTGTTTTGAAGTTTGCCACATCCAACTGGAATGTTTGTGCAAGCCATTCGATATTTAAGTAACTGTTGGATTCAGCGGTTAAGATGATATATAGATCATCCAATTCATTTTGTTTCGTAACGCCCATGGCGTTATATTCGCTATGCGGTTCGGTCAAAATGGAAGCATACATCGTCAATTGTCTGGCTAGATCCTTAGCACTTGCTGTGTCTGTGACAGCGTTTGCTAAGTTAATGATCTTCATATACCCGTTTTCATAATGCGTTGTAAGAGCGGACTTCATATAATTGTAGTCGTCTCGATTGTCACCATTGTACAAGCTGTCCACGATCTTAGCGATCAAACTGTTGACACCATCCCAAGTCACAAAATAGCTGCGTAAATCATCATCAGTCACCGTGCTCTTATAAAAGCTCTTTCGATTGACAACATAGAAAGCTGTCTTGATGTCCGGTAATTCTCGTTTGAATACATTGGTTTCCGATGCTTCCTGATCGTAAGCGTGCTCTTTGGCCGCTTCGACAAAATATTCTTCCATTGTGTAGCCTAAAGGCATGTTCTGCATCTTAAACGGTGCTAGTCTGTTGGAAAGAATGTTCTTGTGTGCAATGGTGCGCCCGATGCGTGTTGCTAAAGTCACCCATTCAGTCGCAAGCGTTTCCGGATATTCTAGCAATCCATTCATAAAATCCAGTGAATTGGTTTCCATTGGATCGCCTACGCTGGCACGTAAATTTTCCGATGCGGCCATATACATAGAATGCGCTACTTGCTGTCCTGTTGGTTCGGCTTCCAAACCTAGATTGGTTTGAATGGCCTTCGCCACGTCTTTTGCTGTTGTTTTTGCCATTTTCTTTCATCTCCATTCTTTTTTAAAACATTTTCTTGATGTTAAAATCACTCGTGTTCTTTTTCTCTTTTTCTTTCGCCTTTTCCGCATCAAATCCCACTTTCATAAATAAACTGGAATTCGCTTCAACCAGTCGCTCATTCTTGGCTTTTAAGTCGGTGTTTTCTGTTGTCAATGTTTCGTTGCTTTCAAACAAAGACCCTACTTCACCGCGTAACTGATCCAGTAATGTTGAGCGCTCGGCGCGGTCGTCCTGTTCCAGAACTTGGCCAATCAGAGTGTTCATCTCGTCTTGTGTCATTCAGTAATCACCTCTTTAATTTAATAATATATCACATTTTCAATAAAAGCAAAACAAAAAGGCGTTTTCCGCCTTTCTGCTTTTGGTCTTAGAAAAAACTAAGAAAGATGAGATTGAAAAGGATACAATTAAATGAATGACACTGCATGAGGTGTAATTTTATTCCGGCATGTTTCACCATGATGCAACCGAAACAAGCAACCATTTTGAAAATTGCTCCCCTTCGTGATAACTATACAATGATTATTTCATTTCGTCAATTTCAATCTGTCTTCGGATGCAAAGACGAACAAATTTTGAAAGCTGGTGCTTTTTCTTATATTCTTCCAACTTTTCTATTAAAACTGTGTCATCCTTTGGCACGATGATATTATATCGCTTATAGTGTTCTCTAGTAAATTGATTGATATAGTCATAGGCTTTATTTTTCATCCTGTCACCTCTTTTTCTATCGTCTCTTGATCTTGAATTGAGCATCGTATAAAACACACCGCCAGGCACATGACTTTTTTTCAAACATCCTGGTACGGTCGTTCCCACCTTGAACGTCTCAAATGTGATGTTCTGCTTAGCACTTTCCGTCATCCCGGCGCATTTCACATTCAACCTGTATGCGATACCATCGCGCAAATACACAAGATTGTCCTTCTTGTCATGATCTTCGATGAATGCACGCTGTCGATCGTTATATTCATTGTAAGAAATTTCAATTTCTTCAATGTATGTTTTGGCACCAACAAAATAGGCACGTTTAAATACACTTTCAAGTCCCCAATATCCAAGCTCTTTATCATCTATAACATCCTTGATCGCATCCGGTACATCCGTTCCAACCAGATGGATCGAATCCGTGTCAATATACGCCACGCGGTCGATTCCCACTTTCTGCGCGGTCAATATCGTATATTTACGCGCGTAGGCTGTGACAAAAGTTGCATAAGGCAAATAAATAGGATCTCTAAGTTCTGTATCAATTTCTTCCGTGATTTCGTCTGTTTCCGGATTCCACACCTTTATTTTTGGCTCTTTCATTCGCAGCACGCCTTCTTCATCCAGATAGGGTATTTTTGGCGTTACATCTGGGTTTGTTGCAAATTTTCCATACACAGAGTTCATTTTACGCTTAGCGATGAAACGCTTAGCACCTTTTTCCTTTTTCTTAACTTCCATGCATTCATCAATGAAAGGTCGGGCCACGCCCACATTTCCACGAAAATAATACCCGCCATTGAAAGACACATCATACACATCATATTGATGTTGTATGAGTTCCCAGTCCACATTTGTAAGTGTCATGCTGACAACTTCCCCATTGGAACTGTCGATATATTCTTTGGATCCATTGTAAATGGTCACCTTATCCAATGATATACATGGTATATGATCCGGTTTGATGTCAAATGCAAAATTGACATTGGCAACCCATAAAGGACGCGTTTTCAATATCTCTGGGTTTGGATCTCCCTCAAAGATCGTAGGCAAACCATAAGGCAATAGCTCAAAATACATCCTGGACGGGTACAGGCTGTTGACATCGAATACCATACCATTTAGGATTATTTTTTCTTTGTGTCTTGGGTTCGCCCACACAAAACCACCACTGTATGACTGGCGTATGTCCGCATCGCTTTCCAAACTTAAACCAGGGTACAGCTTATTAAAGGAATCCCCTAAGCTTTCTTTAAAGGCTTTGTAACTTGCACCTGTCGCTGTCATTTTGTTAAAACCTTCATCAAAAAGCTGTTCCAGCGCCATGGCCACGATATCTATATCATTAAATAAATATTCTTTTTCTTCCTTTGTCAGAAGGTGCCCGGGTTCTCTGTTTGCATCATAGTCTAGGTGTAGCTTTCGAATTGGTAAATGAAAGTCATGCGCGATCTGTCGAACGCTGAAAGGAATCAACTTCAAGCTATCCCATATGGTCGTTTTGATGGTGTGCTTTTTACGTACCTTCCAGTATATTTCAATTGCATACCACTGTCCCAGATTGGATATGATCGTGTGAAAACATCCCTCTTTTGGATGCTTGGAATACTTCCACCCGTTTTTCAACAAATGGCTGACGATAAATTCCCCATCAAATGCCAAGTTGTGAAAATAGCATTTGATATTCTTTCCCTCTATCCATTCCATAAAGGTATCGATGGAATTTCCAAACAGCTTGTGCTCTATCTTTCCAACTTCACTGGCACCCCACGCCCACACGCGACAATCGTTAGGGTCTGTTGTTGTTTCAAAGTCGCATGAATAAACTTGTACTACTTTTTAACGTTCCTTCGTACGAATTTGGAAAGACTGGTCTGCACCTCGTTAAAACTCTGTTTGATCTCCGATTCCATGAAATTGACATACCACAAGTTGAATGCATCCACGCTGCTTTCTTCCTGATAAAACCACTTTGTAAAATCTGACACAGAAAGGCGCTTGATGCTCTTTGACATTTCTCTAAACTGTTTGGAAGTCATGGCACCCTGTTTTCTCTGATTTCTAAGTGCTTTCAAGTAATTATCACGCAAGCGTTTATTTTTTAATTCTGGATTTCGCACGTTTCGTTTTAAACTGGAAATGCGCTTTTTCAGTTGCTGTTCAGACGAGTAGCTTTCAATGTTTACCGGTCTTAAATCTTCAAAAATACGTTCACGTTCATCCTTTACAACACGCAACGCCTTGTTCAATTTAACCGTATTGTATTCACCGCCTATTGTCTGTTTTAAGTTAGATATCTGCTTGCGCTGTTTTCTTCGGATCTTGTTTTCTTGTTTGATCAGATCATTGGCTTTTTTGATATCCTGTACTTTAAAGGCCACACCTCGGCGATTGACATAATAGCGGTTTTCTCGGTTAAAGCGTTTGATGCTGTTGATATATCTATTGAATTCATCACGTGAAGAAAAATCCGATAATGTTTTGACTTCGGTAAAATAGACTTCCTGTCCTTGTTTTCTGGCAATTGTCGCGGTTCTACGTGCACTCTTGATATAGTTTTCTAATTTTCTACGATCTTCATAGCTTTTCCTAAATTTTGGTTTTTTCTTTGCCAAATTAACCACCCCCAAATTTTAAAAGTAGGCAGAATGTTTCTGCCTAAATTTTAAAATGGTAAGTCATCATCTTGCAAGGAAGTTTTTTCCTCTTTTGGCTCTTCTTTTTTGTCAAAGATCAATTCAATACGTTCGGCATTGATTTCGTGATTCACATATACTTTTCCTTTGCTTTCTGAATTACGAATGTCATAATGTCCCTCAATAATAGCACGCATGCCTTTCTGTCCGTATTTTTCTACATATTCAGCTTGTTTATCCCATAAAAGAATGGTTGGAAAAATAGCTTTTTCTTTGTCTTTTGGCACCGCCAAATCAAAGCGCATCACGCTTTTTCCAGATTTTGTTTTCATCAATTTAATTTCATTGGCGATTCTTCCACTTAAAATAACTTTGTTCATTGTTTTTCCTCTTCTTTCTATTTTTTAAAAATACTTTTTACCATTAAAGGCTGCTTAACATCTGGGTCTAATTTCCACCTTGAAGGTGTGCATCCACGCCCTGCGATGGCACAACTGTCCGGTTCATCCGGTTTATGTAAAATACATTTACAACATTTCTGCTGATTTTCACAATGTCGTCTTAAAATATTCAATACATTATAAATCTACATTATAACCACCTTCCTATTTCTGCATCCAGTATCTGAATCGTACTACCGCTTGGCAATGTTAACAACCATCCATACGACATTCTCTCGGCGTTTGTGTAGGCGATCTGTCGAACGTTGTTGAGTTCAACATATCCTACTTGTCTTGGTTCTCTCATTTTCTCACCTTCCTTTCTGTTTTCTCTAAATGAATATATTATAACAGCTATGGCATAGATAAATACAAATATGCACATATCTGTTATAAACTGTAATAGATCAAACTGAAATTTTAACCAGCTGACATCCGCTTGTATGTGTTTTAACTGCAAACGGAAAGCATCGTTCTGTATGCCAAGTGTAACAGCCAATACACTGACTAAAATGGCATAGATTATTAAAAATAGCATGGTACAATTTCGAATGTTGATCGTGTGTTTAATTTTCTTCATTTCTATTCTCCTTGACAAGGCCACAGCTCATAAGATCGTAAAGCGTTTCCAGCTTGGTTTGCATTTGTAAAAAATCATAAATTGTCACAGGATTATGATCATAGTAGTTGGATAGACTTTCACGCACAAAATAAATGCGTGAATGTGCATTGATATCACAATGATTCTTTTGTGATATATAAATGCAATCTTCTGTCATTTGGAAAAGCTCGGCTTTTCTCTGTGTGTTGGTTAGTTTAGCAATCTGGTAGTGTGTAAAGTGTTTCATTTTAATTATCCTTTCTGTTTAAAATGCTCCAATACTTTGATACAGCCCCAATGAAAGTTAAGAACTTTATTTGCTTCATATAAAGATCTCATGAATAAATTTACTTCATAATTTCCATTGTCTAGAAATAAACGTATATCACTTCCAATCATCTCAAAGTTCATCCTAGCTAATTCAAATTTTTCATTGTATAACCTATTTATTTCAGCTATGTACTTTCAATTTGTGAAATTGTTACCATTTCGATTTTCATGATTCATTGTCCCTTTCTATAAAATGTTAAACAATAATGTAGTATTTTTGTGATTTTCAGCACCCCATTCTTAAAGGTGTTTCTGTTGAAAGAATGTATTTTTTCAAAAAAATCCTCTATAGCATGGAGTGTCTACATATTTAATTAAAATAAGATCCAGTGTGTTTGTGTT